TTAAGGCGACGGCCGTCAACGATAAGGATGACCTGGTCTTCGGCGAGCCGCAACGGCAAACGACCGAAACCGACGAGCAAAAGGCCGTGCGTGAATCGGTCGATAATGGTGATTTTGTCCTGGTCGATCGCATCCATGACAGAATGAACCGGCGGCAAATCATGTTCGCCGATGGCGTCGAAGAGCCGATACAAGACATTGAACACCCGTTTGCCAAAATGCACTTTCCCCAGCGCGTCGATTTGCTGGGCGCGCCGATGTTTGAAGAGGATCAGCAGACGCCGGTCCTCGATCTGGAAAACGGCGAACCGGCCGCCGGTTGGCTGGTCGAGAATGGACTGCCGTTTATCCCGATCAAGTTCGACATGTCGGTCAATTCCTTTTATCCCGTCCCACAGCTGGAACTGATTAAGGATCTCCAGGGCGCCATTGTTGAGTCTATGAGCCGGCAGTCGGCAATGCTGAAGCGCTCGGCGCGCCAGGCGCTGGTGCGCGAGTCTGAAGCGCAGGCGAACCCTGAACTCGTGGACCGCCTGCGTAAGGGGAATGACGGCGAGTTTCACGTGGTGCAAGATCCCGACAGCGCGATGCGAGAAATCGGCTGGGGCAGCGTCCCCGGCGAGCAATACGCGCTTCAGGACCGGGCGCAGCAGCTGGTCGATATGGTCACGCAGGTCAACGATTTGACGCAGGGCGGCGCCGAGGATTCGCGTACGGCGACGGAGGCCGGCTTGATGGCCGCAGCGGCGTCTATCAATCGGGAATGGATGGAGGCGGCCGTTGCAAACGCTTATGAGACAGTCGTGCGGAATGCGTTTCAAATCATGGGCGACCCGCGCTATACGCCGGAGGATTTCGTCGTCAACGTGGCGCCGGATGGCGAGCAGCGCCTAACGCGCGCGCTTCAAACGGCCGATTTCCTCTGGAATTATAGAATCCATGTGCAAACCGGCAGCACGCGGCCGCTTTTTGAGCAGTTACAACGTACGCAGGCGGTCGATTTTTACGACCGAGCGATCAATTCGCCCAATTTTGACCGCATGGAACTGGACAAGTTCCTGGCCTCGGCTTATGAAGTCGCTGACCCTGAAAAATTGCTGGTTGACGACCAAAACGACGAGGCGGTGCGCGCCGTTCAATTAGAGCACGATTTTATGCTGGCGCGGATGCAAGACCCGGGCGTCTTCGAGGGCCAGGACCACCAGGCGCACATAGAAGCGCACGGCCAATACCAGCAAATGCCGCAATACCAGCAGCTGCTCGTATCGGCGCAGGCGCGCGATTTGGCCGGCAATTTTCTCAATCCGCAGGCCGTCCAGCAAGTGCAGCTGATTGACCAGATTGTCCAGCAGCATATCCAAGCGCACCAGCAGACGCTCCAGCAAGAGCAAGAAAACATAGGGGCGCCGAGCGCGCCGTCTGGGCAGGCAATGACGACACTGCGCAGTCAGGTACAGTCAAACGCGCAGAATATATCTAATCAGGTAGCCGCCGATACGGCCGAAACGATTGACGCGGCGTAAAGGGGCGAAAATGGCGAAGGCGAAGGCAAAGGCGAAGGCGCCGGCAAAGTCAGCACCGGCAGCGACAGAGCGCAGCGATGCGCTTGTCATCATATCGAGCATTGAGGCCAACCCGGCGAACCGCAGCGACGGCACCGTGGCCTATCAGGCCAGCAAGGGCCAGCTGGACGAATTGCGGGCGCTGATCGAGGCGATCTAATGATTAAGCTCTGGGATTTCGCCTGCGCCGCCTGCGGCCAGCGTTATCCGTCGCACCCGTACGAGGGGCGCCGGCCGGAGACTATTCCCTGCGCCTGCGGCGAAGCGGCGACGTGGGACCATCAGCGGGCAAATATTATTCATCCCAGCCATTCGGGCCGCAAATACGGGGAGTTCGATCCGCAATTTGGGTGCGTGGTCGAGGATTACGCGCACAAAAAGCGCCTATTAAAAGAGCACGGAATGCACGAACTGCCCCCGGAAACGCTCGAAGAGGCGCGCGAGGGGCCGCTACATGCCGGCAATACGGCCGAGCGCGACCCTAATGTTATCGTCGCGGATACAATGGACGAAATCAGGGCCAAAATCCCGCGCGATCGCGTAGACCATCGAGCGACGGGCGGCGGCCGGCCGGATCAAGACAGCTGGGTCAAATTTTGAGCACGGGCCATTATGCCCCTTGGAAACGCCTGGCGGCGGCGGTGATTCGTCGGGCCGTATTGGACGCAAGGGGCCAGGTACACCCGCCGATAAAGCGCGGCAGTTTGCGCGCCGAGAGAATGCAACGCGAGGCGCAGAAATTTTTGCAGGGGTCCATGTTGCCCTGGTCGGAAATGCTCGATATAGACAGCGAAAAATTGCGCAAACGATTGCACCAGAAATAACGAAGGTCACAGCAGCACGAACCACGAAGGGGCGCCATCCCGCCACAGGGAGGCGCCCCTTTTTCATTTGCGGCCGGTACCCCATCCTGCCGGCGGCAACAACCTATAAGGATGGGTATTTATGAGTGAGGCATTCCCAACGGACTCGACGACCACAACCGAACAAGCAGAGGCACCCCCCGCTGATCCTGGCGCCGAATTGGGCGCGGGAATGCTCGGCGAGGACACGGCGCCAGACGCCTCGGACGCGGCCAACGAACAACCGGGCGGCAGTGCGAACAACGCGGCGTCTGATGACGCTATAACCAACAACGCGCCGGCCACTGACGACGAGCAGACGGCTGGCCAGCTACGCCAAGCAGATTATACGCGCAAAACGCAAGAGGTGGCCGATTTACGTCGGCAGTTAGACGCCGAGCGCGCCGAATTTCGCCAGCAGCAGCAGCAATTTCAGGACACGCAGCGGCAAGTGCTGCTCCAGCAGCAGCAGGGGCCGCCGCCGCCTGGGATTCCGCAGCAACTCCAGCAGGTCATGTCAGACCCGTCGTTGACGGCTGAAGACAGGGCCGGCCTCAACGTCATTTTGACAATGAGCCAGCAGCAGGAAGAGCAGGCCGGCATTATTGCCGACTTGCGCTCGCGGCTGGAAAAGTGGGAGCCGCAGCTACAAACCACTAATCAGGTGGTCACGCAGCTGTCGAGCGAGCAGCAGGCGAACAATTTGAAACGCATGGAAGACCAGGTACAGGAAGCTTATGACCTGTTCGGCCAGGAAACGACGCAAGCGGCGGCCGATTTCATCAAGAAAAACATCTCGACCCCGAACCGAAAAACCGGCCAACCGTACACGGTGGCCGAGTTGGTAGGTCTGGAGTCGGGGCGCTCGATGGAAGACGCCCAGGCGGCCCGCGAGGGCAACCGCGCCGTGCGGCAACGCTCGAAACAAGGCGTCAATGCCAACGGCACCGCGCACCCAGCGACAACGCCGGCAGGCGGTCCTATATCACGAGAGGACGCTTTGCGCGAAATAGAGGCAAACATGGCGTAGCCTATTCCATGACAGGAAACTAACCAATGGCACAGACCACTAGCGAAGTATGGGATTCGCACTGGAGCGCAACACAGCGCAGTGTGAAAAAGGAAGTTGTTGACAACTTCTTCGAGGATTACCCCACCCTCGAAATGCACCGCCGGAAGGGCATGAAAATGTCCTCGAAGGGCGGTAAAGAGATCGAGGTCAAGCTCCAGACCAGCGGCGGCACCGCCGAGAGCTTCGACAAGTACGACGTTCTCAACAAGTCGCCCATCGACCCGTTCGAGAGTGCCTTTTATAAGCGCCGCTATTACGCCGCGCCGGTGATCCTTTCCGACACCGAGCACTGGGAAAATAGCGGCCCCGAGCGCATTTTCGACGAGCTTGAGCACCTGGGCAGTAACGCGATGAATACAATTTTGAAAGCCATCAACGAGGATATTCTGAGCGCGCAGTCGGGCAAAAATATGCTCGGCTACCAGGACATCATGGCCGACGCCGCCGGCGCAACCGTGGGCGGCATCAATTCCAGTACCACCACCGCCTGGGAATCGCAGCGATACACCACGTCCACCACGTTCACCACGCAGTCAGTGACCAATATCTTCGACGGTATTGCGGCGTGGAATGAAATGCTGGACAGCTGCCGCATCCAGGGCGGCGTGATCAAGCAGATCATTACCACCTACTCGATCGGTCGCGCTTATCGCGAAGCGATCAGTTCGCAGGGGTACGCGCGCACTGAGTTGGACAACGCTAAAGGCCCGGGCGGCAATATGTTGCCTCCCTTTTATGCGGCCGAGGTGATCGCCGACAATGATTGTCCGTCCCTGCACAGTTATTTCCCTGACACACGTCACACCAAACTCGACGTATTGTCACAGGCCAATTTCCGCAAGACGCCGTTTACCAGCTTGCAGTCGAACGGTCAGCTGGCGCAGTTGGCTTATGTCGTGGCCGGTGTGCAGCTCTACACCGACAACCGCCGCCGCAATGGCGTAGCTACCGCCATCACCGGCAGCTAATCAAGCGCCGGTTTAGGCCGGCATCACAGCAGTTCACCACGTAGGGGCGCCATCCCGCCGCAGGGAGGCGCCCCTTTTTATTTCTCGATTTCCAGGGTGCAAGCCAATGCGCCCGAAACCGAGCAAAGAAGGGTAGGAAATCATGGTTGACATTATAAACAATGGCAACGTAAACGCGCCATCTGATGGCGTTAGACAGGGGCTTTTCGAGGAAAGCAGCACCCAAAAGGGCAACGTTGGCGCCGAGCGCCGGCTCGAAGACGGGCGCGCTTTTCGTTACGCCTATTTCGCCGCCGCAACCAATCGCGGCCTTTTGGTTTCGACCGATATTTCGGCCACTAGTGTGGTTGAGATTGACGGCAAATGCACCGCCGCTTCAGCCGGTGCGACTGAGGTGACAATCACCGATTCGACCACGCTGGGCAGCGCAACCGCCGACCAGTACGCTGGCGGCTATCTCCACATCACCGACGACGCAGGCGAGGGGCACCAGTACCGCATTCGCGGCAATACGGCCGCCTCGTCTAATGCCGTCGATTTTACCCTCTACGACGGCATAATCGTGGCGCTCACCAGTGCCAGCGATGTGGCCATCACCGGGTACCCATATAACAACGTGCGCGGTGCTACCGCCGGGACGGATTATATAGTGTCGGGCGTGACGGTTATGTCTGTGACGGCTAATTATTACGCCTGGGTACAGACGCGCGGCGTTGCGACCGTTCTTTCGGACGGCGCCGTTGCTATTGGGGCCAATCTAACCCTATCGGATGGCGTCGCCGGCGCGGTGCAGCTGAAAGACGCCGAGACGGAGCCGCTGGTCGGGTTCGCGCTTTTTGCGTCGGATGACACGGGTCACGTCGGCGTGAAACTTTACGGCCTCGATTAAGGCCATTTTACCAGGTGGGCCGGCATGGGTCGGTCCACCTATTAACCCATCAAGAGGAATATATGCCAAGAAAACGCGCAGAAGAGACGGTACACGACCGTGATTTGTTGGACGAAGCCCTGGAGTCGCAGAAGGTCACCGTAGAAGACAGTGACCCCGAAGCGCAGCCCCAGGCGGCCCCAGACGCCGCTGTAAAGGACGAACTGCTGCGCCTGTTGCAAGATCCCGACATCGCCAACCAGGCCGTACAGACGGCCCTGGGAACGGCTGAGGGGCGCAAGGCGCTCAACGTGCCGCTGGGCGTGGGTGCGCCGGTCGGCGAGTATCAACGCAGCTACCACGGCGAGGAACATTTGCGCGTGCACGGCGGCGTCGAAGTGGCGCACGAAAACGGTTTTGTGCCGCTGCCGCCGGCGTATATTACGAAATATGAGGCGAAAAACGGCCAGCAGACCAATTACGAGCCAGGGCAGGCCACAGCGGTGAAAATGGGCGCGCTGGAGCCGCTTCTGGATGACGGCGGCCGGCCGATAAAAACCGAACAGTACCGTTTTTTCCTCGACCAGCAGGTAAAGGGCGAGCGATTGGACGGCAACGTGCGCTCGGATATGGCCGCCGGTGTTTTTGCCGCCGATGGCACGCCGCGCTTTCAGGCCGATGACCCGGGCATGGGACCGACAACCGAGGGGTAGAAAATGACGCTAAACCAGGCCATAACGACCGTTTTAAAGCGGGTCGGCCTATCGACGGCCGCCGGCGAGCTACAGGACCAGGCGCGCTTGTATTTGGGTATGGTCGTGGCCGAGGTTTCGCCGTTGGCTAATTGGTGGTGGCTGGATCGCACGGCCACGTTTGCGACGGTGAACGGCACGCGCACCTATACGCCGATTTCGGGCAATGTTGCGGCCTGGTTTTCGTTCGTGGATCAAAGCAACAATCGGACGTTGTCGATCGTCGGGCCGGATGAATACGACGCGCTTGACCTCGATCGGGACGACACCGGCACAGTCGAGGCCGTTTTTATCGGCGGTTTAGATTCGTCCACGGGGTACCCGACGATCGAATTGTGGCGCACGCCCTCTGCTGCGGCAACCATCCGGGTGCGCTACCGCCAGGACATAGGCGCCTGGACATCGAGCAACGACAGCAGCGAATTGTTGGCGCTGGGCATTCCCAGAATTATGGAAAATGTGCTAATATACGGCGCTTCGGCTCTATTTATGGATGAAGAGGGCGATGAAGGATCGGCGGCCAAAGAGGACGCGCGATATAGCCAGGTGTTGAGCTTGGCGCTACGGCAAAATAGCCGGCAGCAAGGCAATAGACGCTATCCTCCACTGCGGAAACGGGCCGCCGACAGCGAGCTGGTTTTGCGGGTGGGCACTGATACGGTAACAGGGGCATAAGGATATGGCAGTTTTCAATCAAATGTCCAGCCGCCAGGCTGGTCGGCCCAAACGGGCAACAGGGGCCACGCAACCAAAACCGCGGCAAAATTTCCAGCAGCTGGAAGTAAAACCTCGGCAAAAGCAATTGCAGCGAGCGCAACTATCTGGACAGCAGGATGAGTTGCGGCAACGTTTGGCGCAAGATTTGCAACAGGTGCAACAGGTACAGCAAGGAGGGCAACAGCGCCAATTTGCGCAAGCGCAGCCGGCGCCAATGATAGGGCCGGCAGCTGCACGTTTCCAGCAGCAGAACCTAGCGCAGGCAGCACCAGCAGCGCCGGCATTGGGTCCACAGGCTCAGCAGCTACTGGCACGAGCTGCGCGTGCCGACGCTTCGCCCGGGGCTATGGCACCAGTGGCGCAGGCAATGACGGGACGCGAGCAATTAGGCCAGCAAGTAGCCGGCTTGCAGGCAAAACAGCGCCAAATGCAACCAGCAGGGCCGGCGCAAATAGAAGCAGGCCGTGCGGCAGCTGCACGTTTCCAGCAGCAGAACCAAGCCCCGGCCCAGGCAATGACGGGACGCGAGCAATTAGGCCAGCAAATAACCGGCTTTTTAGGCTCGCAATTAGCGCAAGCTACTGGTCCAGGCCAGCAGGATCAAATAACACAAAGCCAACTGGCCGATTTTGACGAGCAGACGCGCCGAGCGCGGGAGCAGCAAATCGAGGATTTAAACCGTTTCGGTATTATTGGCGGGGGCGGCGTATCCTCGGGGCGTGTTGCGGATATTTTGGGCCGATTTGATGCGGAAACGCTGCGGGGTCGCCAGGCCATAAAGGGCGCCGGTTTAAATCGTATGCTGGGCACTATTTTGCCGCAAGCGGTCCAGCAGGCGCGTTTTGCAGGTTCGGAGGCAGTGGAACGGGAAAAGTTGGCGCAGACCGGCGGCCAATTTGGCGAAAGTTTGGAAGAAAAACGCGCGGGGCGCTTACAGGAGGCAGAGCTGGAGCGCGAACGGATGGCGCAACGAGGAGGAGAGTTTGCGGCAACCCTGGGCGAAACGCAGGCCGGCCGGCAGCAAATAGCCAGCGAGGCGGCACTGGATAGAGCGCAGCAGGCGGCCCAGTTTGGCGGGACATTAGGCGAAACAACGGCCGCACGCGAGCAAGCGGCGGCGCTGGAGCGTGAGCGCCTGGGGCAGCAAGCGCAGCAATTTGGGCAGGGTCAGGACTTGGAGCGCGACCGATTGGCGCAGGCGGCCAGTGAGGCGGCTTTAGATCGAGGGTTGCGCATGGGCGAGTTTGGCGCCTCGATTGAAGAGCAACGGGCGGCAAGGGGCCAGCAGGCCGAGTTGGAGCGCGAACGCCTGGCGCAGGCGGCCAAGGAGGCAGTGGAAGGCCGCCAGTTTCAAATGGGTATGGAAGGCTCGCGTCAGGACTTGGAGCGCGACCGATTGGCGCAGGCGCGCAGTGAGGCGGCGCTAGATCGTGGTTTGCGCATGGGCGAGTTTGGCGCCACGATTGAAGAGCAACGGGCGGCAAGGGGCCAGCAAGCCGAACTGGAAGCGAATAGATTGGCGCAGCAAGCCAGCGAGGCGGCGCTGGATCGTGGGTTGCGTATGGGCGAGTTTGGCGCTACGCAAGATTTAGAGCAGGCACGTCTGGCACAGCAAGCCGAACTGGAGCGCGAACGCCTGGCGCAAGCGCGTAGCGAGGCGGTAGAGGGCCGTCAGTTTCAAATGGGCATGGAAGGCTCGCGTCAGGACTTGGAGCGCGAGCGTCTGGCGCAAGCGGCCAGTGAGGCGGCGCTGGATCGCGGATTGCGCATAGGTGAGTTTGGCGCTACGCAGGATTTAGAGCAGGCACGCCTGGCACAGCAAGCCGAGCAATTTGGGCAGGGTCAGGACTTGGAGCGTCAACGTCTGGCGCAGGCGGCCAGTGAGGCGGCGCTGGATCGAGGATTGCGCATAGGTGAGTTTGGCGCTACGCAGGATTTAGAGCAGGCACGCCTGGCACAACAGGCACAACAGTTTGATACAGTCGGCGAACGGGAAGCAGCTGCGCGTGCAGAAGCGCGTAGCGAGGCGGCGCTGGACCGAGGGTTGCGTATGGGTGAGTTTGGCGCTACGCAGGAAATGGAGCAGGCGCGTCTGGCGCAGCAGGCCGAGCTAGAAGCCAATAGATTGGCGCAGGCGTCTAGCGAGGCGGCGCTGGATCGTGGGTTGCGTATGGGTGAGTTTGGCGCTACGCAGGATTTAGAGCAGGCGCGCCTGGCCCAACAGGCCCAGCAGTTTGGGGAAGGTCAGGACTTGGAGCGTCAACGTCTGGCGCAGGCGGCCAGTGAGGCGGCGCTGGATCGCGGGTTGCGCATAGGTGAGTTTGGCGCTACGCAGGATTTAGAGCAGGCGCGCCTGGCGCAGCAAGCCGAGCTAGAAGCCAATAGATTATCGCAGGCGTCTAGTGAGGCGGCGCTGGATCGTGGGTTGCGTATGGGTGAGTTTGGCGCTACGCAAGATTTAGAACGCGAGCGTTTGGCACAGCAAGCCGAGCAATTTGATACCGTCGGCGAACGGGAAGCAGCTGCGCGTGCAGAAGCGCGTAGC